GGTTATGAATAAGAATGCTGGGTCATTTAAAAAGAGTTGTAGAACTCGCATGACAATGCAAGCAGTAGAATACTTCAAGAATGAAGATAAGTTCTTTCTGCCATGGAGCCTTGACTATCGTGGTCGAGCATATCCTATCCCTGCATTTCTTACTCCTCAAGATACAGATTTTGGTAAGAGTTTGATTATGTTTTATAATCAAGCTTTAATGACACCATCTGCTGAATCTTGGTTAGCATTCCAAGTAGCAACAACATATGGGCTAGATAAAGCTCCTATCAATGAACGCTTGGAGTGGACTAATAATAATCATGAGTTAATAGAAAGAATAGCTTTAGATCCTATTGGTTGTCTTCCTGACTGGGAAGCAGCAGAAGAGCCTTGGCAATTCCTAGCAGCTTGTGATGAATACTATCATTGTGTCATTTATTGTGATCGAAACTACACTCGTCTGCCAGTTGCTACTGATGCCACCTGCTCTGGTCTACAAATACTCGCCGGACTATGCCGAGACGCAGGAACTGCAAGTCTTGTCAATGTCTTGCCAGGAAGCAGACCCTCCGACGCTTATCGAACCGTCGCTGATCATGCCAGACCAAGCTGCCCTGAAGCGATTCGGGAGCATTTAGATAGAAAGGTAGTGAAGCGTGTCGTAATGACCGTACCTTATAATGCTAAACCTCACAGTAATAGAGGTTACATTAGAGATGCATTGAAAGAGAAAGGTATTGAGATTAGTAAGGAAGATCTTACTGATACTGTTAATGCTGTCAGAGATACCATGCATGTCATTGTGCCTGGTCCGATGAAAGCAATGGAGTATATTGAATCAGAGGTAGCTAAAGCTATTAAGCGTGGCGAAACAACTATTCAGTGGGTCACACCCTCTGGCTTTGTTGTCACTCAAAGGCTGATGAAAAAACTTTTCACTGATGTCAAGTTGCAATTCCTTGGTCGTGTGAAAATACGTGTTGCTGTAGGTGACTCTGATGTTGTTGATATTAATCACCACAAAAATGCAACTGCTCCTAATCTTATCCATTCCCTTGATGCTAGTCTCTTGCATCTTAGTGTCTTACGTTTTGACGCTCCCATTGCCTTGATACACGACTCAGTATTGTGTCGTGCTACAGATATGACTAGTCTCTCCTCTGTTGTGAGAGATGTTTATATGCACCTGTTTGCTGAACATGATTACTTTCAATCATGGGCTGATCAGATTGGTGCAGAGACTGAACCACCGATGATTAATACTCTTGATCCTGAGAGTGTCATCGAATCCACCTATTTCTTTTGTTAATTATGATGCGCGAAATCTTCGTGACCCAAGAGCCTGTGATCCTTGACGGTTATCAGGCTGTAATGAAGCCAAGTAAGTTTGGCTATTCTTTGTCTGCTATTGTTGACCAGGCTATGGTTGATAAGCTTGAGAAGGATCGTGTTGGTAACCTTGAATGGGCAGAGGGTAAGCTTAAGAATCCTAAGCGTTCTACCCTCAAGCCTGAACCTTGGGAGGAAGTATCCGAAGGTAAGTACAAAGTTAAGTTCACATGGAAGGAAGAATCAAAGCCTCCCGTTGTTGATACTGAAGGTACACCAGTTACTAATGAAAATGTACCTGTGTACAATGGAGCAACAGTTAAGATTGCTTTCTATCAGAAGCCTTACATCCTGAAGGATGGTGTCACCTATGGCACGTCTCTCAAGCTGACTGGTGTACAGATCGTCACCCTTGATGCCAAGGCTGGTGTTGATGTTGGTAGTTTGGATGCATCAGGTGCTGCTGAATTGTTTGGCAAGACTGAAGGCTTCAAGGCTAGTGATCCTAATGTGATCCCTGACACCACTGAAGAAGAGGATGATTTCTGATGGCATTCCGATCAGGACTAGAAGAAAAGGTCGCTGATCTCATGGTTAATCTGGGAGTAGAGTATGAGTATGAAGCGGAGAAACTTCCGTATGTCATTGAGCATAGCTACATCCCAGACTTTCGTTTACCGAACGGCATCTATCTAGAGACCAAAGGTTTATGGGAATCAGAAGATCGTCGCAAGGTGTTAGCTGTTATCCAACAGCATCCAGAGATTGATCTGCGTATGGTGTTCATGTCACCCTACAATAAGATCAACAAGAAGAGTAAAACAACTTACGCTAAATGGTGTGATAAGCACAACATTAAATGGTGTCACTATGGATCAATTCCAATCGAATGGTTCAAGTGAGTTTGTTGCACATACACCTTGTTTAGAATGTGGATCATCGGATGGCAACAGTTTGTATTCCGATGGTCATACCTTTTGTTTTGTGTGCCACTCATGGAAACCAGGAGAAAATTCACAATCATCTTTCTCACCCAAGCCCAGCATGAACATTCAATTGCAAGGCTCTGCGAACCGCTTGAAGAAGCGCGACATCTCAGAGAAAACTTGCGAGAAATTCAAAATCTACCAGGATGGAGATGTCCTTAGGTTCTACTACCATGACCTTGATGGACGCATTGTCGGGGTCAAAAAGAAAACGAAAGGAAAGATCTTTTCTTATGAAGGAGATTCACCTGGAACATTCTTCGGTCAACATCTATGGGCGTCTAAAGGTAAACGAGTTACTATTACTGAGGGGGAGCTTGATGCTGCCTCATGTCTTGAGATCGCACCTACTTGGGCTGTCGTATCACTGCCAAGTGGAGCAGCTGCAGCAAAGAAGTCGATTCAAAAGAATCTACAATGGCTACAGGGATACGAAGAAATTGTTTTGTTCTTTGATTCCGATGAAGCTGGTATCTCGGCTGCCAAGGAGGCTGCGAACGTACTCCCACCAGGCAAGGTCAAGATCGCCAGGCTCAACGACTACAAGGACGCTTCAGAAGCCCTCCAGGCAGGCGACAGGAACGCTCTGACCCGAGCATACTGGGACGCCAAGCCCTACAGCCCTGACGGGATTGTAGAGGGCAAAGAGATGTATGATCTCGTCACCACACCACTACCACCACATGACTATGACTACCCATGGCAAGGGCTACAGCGTATTCTTCATGGAATCAGGGGATCAGAGCTTGTTACCATCACTTCAGGATCTGGTCAAGGAAAGTCCTCACTCTGCAGGGAGCTTGCAACTTCGCTTCTACAAAACGGAGTACGGGTCGGCTATCTTGCTCTTGAAGAATCAAACAGAAGAACTGCCCTCGGGTTGATGTCTTCTGCTCTTGGTCATTCCTTTCATCTTGGTGAACACGAACGTTCCACACTTGATGAAGCATACCAAGAAACACTAGCTAAGTGGAATCTCTACCTGTTTGATGGCTTCGGGTCTTATGATCCAGATGTAATTTATAACAGGATTGAATACCTTGCATCTGGTCTTGATTGTAAGATCATCTTCCTTGATCACTTGTCTATTCTGATGAGTGGATTGGATGGAGATGAACGACGCATGATTGACCAAACAATGACACGCCTGCGTTCACTTGTTGAACGTACTGGTATTACTTTGTTCCTCGTATCTCACCTGCGAAGAGCTACTGGAGATAAGAATCATGAAGAGGGAGCAAGAGTTACGCTTGGACAACTGCGCGGAAGTGCAGCAATTGCACAACTGTCTGACGCAGTTATTGGACTCGAAAGAAATCAGCAGAGTGAAGCTGAATCAGCTTGCACAACTGTGCGAGTCCTCAAGAATCGCTATTCTGGCGAAACTGGTGTTGCCTGTACCTTAGACTATGATCTTGAGACCTGTAAATTCAATGAAACAGAAACCGAACCCGAGTTCGACCCCACTTCAGACTTCTAATGCATACTTCTATGAAGGTGTTGGTTGGGCTGTTGGTCCTACTCCTCCCACACCAGAGATGGTGGAACGTGCTAAATTTAAAGATAAGACATATGTTTGGCATGGACGCTAATGTTAATCTTCGACATCGAAACTGACGGACTATTAGAAAATGTTTCTACCATCCACTGCCTTGTTATTCATGACACTGACACGGGGCAAACTATCCCGTACAACAACCAAGGAAACAAAGAACCACTCTCAAGAGGAGTGCAACGATTGGAAGACAGTGATGTCATAGCAGGACACAACATTATTAACTATGATTTACCTGTAATTCATAAGATCTATCCTTGGTTTACTGAGCCAGCTTGTGTCATCGACACGCTCATCCTCAGCCGAATCTATCATGCTGATATGATGAAGCTTGATAAGAAACATAATTGGAAATCAATGCCATTACAATTGTATGGCAGACATTCCCTTGAATCTTATGGTCACCGTCTTAATGAACATAAAGGTACATTTGGTACCGACACTGATTGGAAAGAATGGTCCCAAGAAATGGAAGACTATTGCATCCAAGATGTCACTCTTACCACCCGGTTATGGCAACACTTCCTACCCTACCTGACTACATCGCATTAGAACATGATGTCCAACGAATCCTCACAAGACAAGAACTACATGGATGGCAGTTTGATCGAGAGTCTGCATGGCAACTTGCATTTACTCTCTCGGAACAGCTTCGACACATTGAAGAGTTACTTCGCAATAGGTATCCTTACGTCGCAGGACCAGAGTTTACTCCGAAAAGAGCTAACCGCCGCACTGGATATGTTGAAGGAGCGACCTTCACCCGTCTCAAAGAACTAAACACATCATCAAGAGATCATATAGCATGGATCCTGCAAACATATCATGGCTGGAATCCGACCCAGATGACAGCTACTGGGAAGCCTATCATCGACGAGGTGATTCTGAAGGAGATTGGGACGGAGACTTCGGACATGTTCCTCCAGATTCTGACGATCAAGAAGATGCTGGGAATGATACAAGACGGAGACAACGCTTGGCTGAGGCTATGTACGAATGCTAACCGGATACATCATCACTGTAGTGTTGCAACTAACACGCACAGATGTGCACACCGTAAACCAAACCTCGGGCAGACACCAAGTGACTCCAGATTCAGAGCGTTATTTATACCAACTCCTGGGCAACTTATGGTCGGTGCTGATCTTAGTGGTATTGAGTTGCGTATGCTTGCACATTACCTATCCAGATATGACGGAGGAAGATACGCAAAAATACTACTTGAAGGAGACATCCACCAAGTCAATGCAGACAAGATAGGTATATCAAGACGACAAGTTAAGACCGTAACGTATGCATTTTTGTACGGTGCGGGTGACGAAAAAATCGGACACAGTTTTGATGCACAACTATCTACTGCAAAAGCTAAAAGAAAAGGTAAAGAAATCCGCGCTGCGTACATCGATGCAGTTGAAGGATTGGGCAGACTACTTGACAATATCAAGAAAGCTGCGGAAAGAGGGTACATCAAGTCTATCGATGGTAGAAAAATTGAAGTTGATTCGACTCACAAGGCGCTGAACTTCTGCCTTCAGAGTGGTGCTGCCACCATCGCTAAGCGTTGGATGGTAATCAATGATCAAAAAATGAAGGACTTGAAACTATGTGCCAGTCAATTAGGATTTATTCATGACGAGTTACAATTTGAATGCGACCCCGGACACGCCGATGACTTATGTTCATCCTTGGTATATTCAGCTTGCGAAGCTGGCGAATACTACAACATGCGAATCCGTATCGACGCAGAAGCCACCAAAGGAATTAACTGGAGCGAAACACACTAATGTTCAGTAAAAAGAAAGAAGAGTTCAAAAGCTTTACCTCAAAGAAAACACGTCAAGGTAACGGCACACATAGTAAGCCAAAGAAAGGCAAGAAGATGTATCGTGGTCAGGGCAAATGAAGCTACTGATCGATGCAGATTATATTGTCTATAAGTCTTGTGCTAGTGCTGAAACTGAGATAGATTTCGGTGAAGATCTGATCATGGTGACTAGCCTGTTCAGTGATGCTATGAAAGCAGTAAAGAATGAACTTAATAAGATCAAGAAAGAGTTCTTCGATCCTGAATTAATTTTATTCTTTAGTGATTCCCGTAACTTCCGCAAAGACATCTACCCTAATTATAAAGGACATCGTAATCGCAAGAAACCTTGTGGTTATAAACGTGTAGTTCATGCACTTGCAGCAGAGTATCAGACTGTTATTTACCCTGAACTTGAGGCTGATGATACTCTTGGTATCTACGCTACATCCCATGACGATTGCGTCATTGTGTCACCTGATAAAGACATGAGACAGATCCCTGGACAACTCTGGGACATGAAGGATGAAGTGTTCACAATCACCAAAGAGGAG